TACTAATTGACGTGTAGTTCCTATTGTTTGTTGCCCAGATGTAATCGCCATCAAAATCCTTAGAGCATTAGAAGCAAGTCTGCTTCATCTTCTAGTATTGACCATTCTACTTGCGCTTGAACGCTAATCGAGAATGCTGGACTTAGTGCAGAGGTCGTAGCCGTAATTGTTGCAGGCATTCTTACAGGTCGCGCTGGTGGTGTTTCTACGATTACTGGCGTTGGTGGTTGCGGTAATGGCTCAACCTTTGGCTGGCGTATCGGTGGTGCAGGGTATGGGCGATTAGAGCCATAGCCCGGAGCAACAGGTTCTGGCGGTGATGGCGGTATAACAGTTGCAGTAGCCGTAGCTTCTAGCGTTCCAAGTGAACCCATAAATACGGGTTTGATAGTTGGCAGGCTGTTTGCAGTTGCGTTTATTGCACCTAGTTCAGATGCAGCCGTTGTAATGTGTGTGATTGTTGCACTTACAGCGTTAGCAAGATCACCAAGCGCAGCATCTAAAACAGGCAAGATTTGTAAAATAGTTGTAGCTGTGGAATTCATAGACCCAAGTGATGCAGTGGATGAAGCCGTGTGGCTTACTCCTGAAATACTTGAACTGGTCAATGCCCCTAAAGCAGAAGATGCAGAAACTACGACATTTGGCGTAGATGCAATGCTTGCGCTCAGACCATTAAGGCTTGCTGAACTTCTAGCCAACTGAGTAAACGTGCCGTCATAGGTAGATACGGCTGAGTCATAAACTAAGTCATTTGCTGAATAGGCAGACTTGCCACCTACTGCTGAGGAATCTAAAGCGCGTTGATTCAAGACCATCTGCGCAAGTCGCGCTAAACGGTCAAGGTTTAATTCAAAGTCATTGAGTTCTGATGAACTCATGTCTTAGCTCGCTAGTGTGAGCGAAGTTGTAAATGATCCTGATGAGATCGTGTAGGTATCGCCTGCGGTGTATGGGTTACCTGTGATGCTTCCAGAGAACAAGAAACTGCCAGCAGTTAGTGCATCCCAAGCTGTAAAGAATGTCGCATCCTGTGAACCGCTAATGTTTGTCCACGATACGTCAGCATCAGAAACAATAGACCCAGTGGATGCGCCAGCAAATGAAACAGCCTTGCGAGTAGTTTCAGTTGCACCATTGGCTGTACCAGCAGCACCCGGATCGCCTATGTGCAGTTGCACATAAACATTAGTCACGGCGTAGGCGATGTTATTGCCTAAAGCATTTAGCAAGCTATTCGCTAGGTGTGCGCTCATTCCAGTAGCCATTAGCCCTCAACTCTTTCAGTAACAGTAACAATCTTGCCATCGTCATCACGTTCAACGGTTCTAATAGTTGTGCGCTGGTGCGGTGCTTCAACAGTGATGTTAGGCGGTGCAACATTTATCACGGCTGGCGGTACGTTCACAACTGTTTCAGGCATCTGAACATTCACATCGTGTGTACGTTGTACGTCATAAACTGATTCTGGGTTTGCAGGGTCAATCTGTGCCACTGCTTGTAGCTGTGTGGAAGGCAGGCCAGTATGAGCAATAGCAGGCAAACTTAGAGCAGATAGAACGCCAGCAGGATCGAACCCACTAAGAATAAGTTTCTGAGCCATCGTGACACGCTTGTCGGTTTCAACGAGTGAAGCAGCACCCAGATCCACGTTAGCCAAAGGAACGCGATAAACGTCACCACCTGTAACAGGTCGCAAATCCTCGAATCTTCTAATGTCATTGACTGAAAGAAATCCTGCCTGTGAACCTATTGAGTAGCCATTCATTCTTGTAGCAAAGTCACCGCGAAGTAAACCGTCTACATTGAAACGAATAAACGCACTATCAGGTAGCAGTGCGCTGTAAGCATCTTCAATCTTAGCCACATAAGGGCGCAAGGTATGAGTGACAAAGTTAATATTGTTTTGTTCTACTGATGCGTAAGACATTGCACCGGGTGTAGTTACGCCGATCATGTGCGGTGGAACGCGGAAGATACGAGCAACTTCTTCAATGGCTAACTTGCGACTGTCTAGCATCTGCGCTTCATCTGGGTTAATGCCAGTCTTTACAAACTTTGCGCCACCTGTTAGCAGTCCAGTCTTATGTGCCTTGCGGTAGCCTTCGTGACGATTGCTAAAGCTATCAACTAATTGCTTTGCTTGATCGCTCTTTAAGTCTTGTGGTGTTTCGATAATGCCTTGAGTAGTTGCGCCTTGACCAAAGAAACGTGAAGCAAAAGACTGCAAGGCACTAGAAAGACCTAAGTTATCTTTCATTTCGGTAACACGCGACATTCCGCGTAGTTCCCCAGCCTTGCGCATTTCAGTAATCTGGAGCATGTCGCGCTTACTTACAGGAACGTCTTGATTGTCGTCAATGATGTATTCGATCTCACGAGTACGAATGTTGCGCACAACCTGAACGCGATTAGGCGCAATACAAACTAGGTTTACAACATCGCCACGACCATCACGGAACACTCGAACAAAAGCGTTGCCGTCTAGCAATAAGGAAATAAGAACTTGCTGATAATGCTCAGAACGCAATAGGTCTACATCTGGTCGCTGAATCCATGCAGGCTGTGGCCTAAAAGGTACGCGATCACCGTCACGGCGAATAAAGCAATCTACGGGAAGCGTTGAAATGGTGTCAGAGATTAAAAGCACACATGCATAGAAAGCGTTGATCTTCATCGCCTGTGTTTGATCTATGTTTGTTCCTGCTTCTGTGGTGAAAGCAAATGAATCGCCTGAACCCCAGATTGACTGGAAACTTATTGCGCGTTCCTCTTTATTACCGCCGGTCAAATTTCCAAGCATTACTTGCCTTTCTCAAATGCGATACCGACAAGCAAAATACTTACGCCAGCTGCGACTATTCCTAATGGCAGGATGAACAAACCTAAACCTATCGAGATTGTTGCTAGACCAACCACTTGCAGGATTGAGGGGATCACGCAAACTCCTAGAAGCTAAAGAACTGTGGCACAACGGGTTCTTCTCTTGAAACAGTTGCCCTATCAAATCCTATGATACTAGCAACAGCCGCATCTATCTTGCGTGGCGAGCCGCGATGTTCTTTAACAATGCGTGGCCCTAGCCTGTCGGTCTTAACTACTGCGTTTTGTAAGTGCCTAAGTAGTAAAGGATTTCCGTCATGCGATAACTTTTTACCAACAACAGCATCCCAAAATTTACTGCACGCCGGCACCATTCTCGCTGGCGAAGTGCTAGGCCATTCAACAATTGGGAAGCCTGCCTCATCTAACACTTGCATTGTGCGCTGCCAACGGAAAGGGTCACAGGCAATTTCCCTTACGTTATGTGTGCCGCAAAATTCTATAATCGTATTTTCTACTTCTAGAATGTCTACGCGCCAATCATCTACATCTTCTGGCTGCTTCTCCCAAGCCTTAACCATAAAAACATAAGGCTGTTCTTCACAAGTAACGCCAATGATTACAGAAGCATCACCGCTAAACGAACCGTCAAAGCCTAAGACAACTGGTGTATCTGCGCTAATCTCACGCTTTACTTCTAGCTGTTCCCACGCACCGTTAGGCAACCACGCGGTCTGACTGCTTACCCATTGGTTGCAACGCTTGGTTCTAAACTCTGCTTCAGGTGTTCGCTTAACCATTGCTTCAAAATCTTTAGGGTCATTCAAATCACCATAGGCAGGGTTGGCTTGTTTCCATGTTTCTTCTAGGTGATGGTCTGCATCTTGTTCTGCTTCCCACCAAGCCATAAAGAAACTAGGGTCATCTATTTCCTTTTGAGCTACACGCTTGCCGTACTGATAAAGGTTGTAAGCAATTGAATCTTGACCAGTTGAATCTGCTTTGACTCCAGCAGTTGTTACACCGATAAGCAAAGGCTCACGTCTTGCACCCATACCAAGTTGCATAACGTCAAACAATTCACGATTAGGCGCAGCGTGTAATTCATCAAAGATAACCATTGTCGGGCTTAAGCCTTCTTTGGTAAATGATTCACTAGACAAAACGCGATACACCGAGCCAGTAGCAGGTACTTCAATTGCATCCCGGTAAACATTGCAAAGTTCTTCTAGTTCAGGTTCAGCCTGAATCATTTTCTTAGCATCACCAAAAACAATACGAGCCTGATCTTTGTCAGCTGCACAAGAATAAACTTCACCACCATTAGGCCCCATGATTAAAGACCAAAGACCAATGCCAGAACCTATTGCTGATTTGCCGTTTTTTCGAGCCATGCCAATAAGCGCGGTGCGATGTCTAAACTTTCCATCTGTACCTACTGCGAACAAGTGGCGCATTAGTTCGTGTTGCCATTCACGAAGTTGCATCTTGTCACCTGCGTAGCCAGCAACGGTTTCCTTGGTCTGAATCGCAAAGGTATCTATAAACTCTGATACTTCCCAACCACGCGATTTAGTAAGCGCAGCTTTGTTCACAGGTGTAAGCCAAGTTGGTGGCCAAGATTCAATTTTGGCTGGCACGCGACTTCAGCTCCTCTAGCTTTGACTGACGTTTAACTTCAGCCACACCTAGCCGGGAGCGATCTGTTGGCGTAAATCCTAGAAGCGACAAGTTAGCAACTAACTGACGGTCTAGATCGCGCAAAGCTTTTCTTTCGTCTGGTCTGTTGTTTTGTAATACCTGAATTCTTAGATTACGCCGTTCGTCTAACAACTCACAAGTCATAAGCAGAATCTCAATGTCTGTAAGTGGACTCAACCATGTTTGACCCATGCCCCAGATGCGTTCCCAAAGTTCTTGGCCAGCACTAAGTAATTGACGTGACGGTTCCGGAATATTGTAAGCCGATGGTAATAAAACCAATTCTTTTTGGTCAGGTAACGATCTTTTTCCCGGATTGCCTGTAAGCCGCTTTTGTTCTATTGGCTTTGGTGGTCTACCTCTCGGTGCCATTTTTAATCCTTTTTTAACCAAGTATTTAAAACTGCATTTGCAACTAATTCTGTCATTTTTGGTGGAACACTCATACCAATTAAATATTTTGGCATAGCGTTATTTTCAAACCAATAATCATCTGGAAATGATCCAATTCTAATAAGTTCCATTGGTGTTAAGTATCTTGGTTCATCCCAATGCCCATTAGTTCCACCAGCCGTAATTGTTGGTGATGATTTATAAGGAGTATGTTTTACATGATTAAACCACCCAGTTTTTCCGGGATTGTATTTTGCATATGCTTTCGTAAAACTATCACCGGGATTGGTCGCTGACCAATACTTAAACCATAATTTTTCTTTATCAGGATAAAAAGCGGCATTAGGTATGTTGATCAAATCGTTTGTAGCTTCGCCAACTGTTATTTCTTTTTCAAAAGGTTCTAGTTTTAATTTGATATTAGATATATCGTTTCTAACAGCACATATAAAAACTCTTTCTCTTTTTTGCGGTACACCACAAAAAGCTGAGTTTAATAAAAATACTTGAGGTCTATAACCCATTTCATTTAATTTATTAAAAATTTCTTTAAGGTAACCTTTAGCGTTACCGGCAGCTAAACCTTTAACATTTTCAGCAATAATTACTTTAGGTTTTAATCTATTTCCTACTTCTAAAAAATCAAAAAACAAATCGTCTAAAACTTGAACCGCTTGACCTTCTTTGAAATGTTTTTCTTTTCCCCAGTCTTTTTCTCTATTTCCTGACATTGAAAAACTTGAGCAAGGTGGCGAACCATCAAGAATGTCTAAATTAAATAATTCTTCGGGTAAATCCATTTTTAATAAATCTTTTATTGGTGCTTCAATAAATAATTTTGGATTCAAATTTTTTTCATAATGTTTACGCATTTGTGGGTCAATGTCATTTGCCCCAACAATTGTAAATCCTGCCCGCTTATAACCCATGCTTGAACCGCCACCGCAAGCAAAAGTGCTAAAAACAGTAAAACCATTTTTTGATACTTTTTCTAAATCTGACAAAAGCCAAGCGTGTTTATTTTTGATCATTAAATTCAAAATTGCATTTAGGGCATTTGTGATCAAATTGCCAGTCTTCAACATTTATTTCTTTTGTGCTATCTTGAGTTCCTGATTCAAGCGGTGGATGCAAAGATTCAAAACCTAGTTCTTCAAGTTCCCAACCATTAGCATCCAGTTCAAGCATTTGCTCTTTTAATGTTTCTGAATCCCATTCAGCAAGTTCAGCGCTGCGATTGTCGGCTAAAGCAAAAGCTTTGATTTGATCCCAAGTCCAACCGACAGGTGTGCGAGCAATAGCAATTTCTGTCCAACCCAAAAACTTCGCGGCTTCAAGCGTGCCGTTGCCAGCAACAACGATTGAGTTAGGAGTTACAACTATTGGTTTTCGTTGTCCAAACTTTTCTAATGAATTAGCGATTGCTTTTAAATTAAGATCATTATGCTTGCGAGCATTTGAAGGATCTAAAGTAAGGCTATTTATTTTTACAGTTTCAATGCGTAGGTTTGTCATGTTTAAAGCATACAGATAAACCGCGCAAACATTGAATTTAGCCAAACTGTGAATTTCGCGGAAATGTATAAAGAGTTGGGTCGGGGTATGCTGTG